CCAGTCTTCCCGTTCTTGAAAGTCCAGTTCTTCCGAAACCACGGCTTGCCAACATAGATCAAAATGGATTTCGTCTATCCCGCGCTCTTCCATAATTTCACGTATAGCCGTTCCCGCAGCACCGTCATCAAGATACGGAAGGTCTTCCGTAAAAAAGATGTCCTTGACGTCTACTTCGCACTGGTAGACGTAATCCCCGTATCCCTTTGCTGTTCCATACGTGCGGGCAAAGAACACCGCGCCGAAGTTATACCCTAACCCTGTTCCTGAGTTAGAGATAGCCAGATGTTCAATCATGCTTCCGTGGTATAGCTTCATGGCGGCTTCTCCTTTTGTCCCTTTCGTTGAAAATACAATAGCACCATTTTTTGAAAAAATAAACAATTTTTTCAAAAAAAGTTTTATCTTTTTTAACTCGTCAGTAACAGAAGGGAGAGGCAGAAAAACAAAAAGGGGCGGCTCTTAAAGCCACCCCTTTTCTACGATATTCTTTCTTTATTAGAATCCGAGCCAGCCGAAGCCCTTGGCCATAACTGCGACAAGGGCAAACCCTATGGCGATTTGCCATTTCAAAAGATCATACTTGACCTTCAACACTTCAGCACGAATTTTTTCGATCTCCGCTTGCACTTTCAGGTCCAATTCCCGAATTTCTTTTTGCAACCGCAGTTCCGTTTCGCGCAGATCTCCCTTGGTGGCACTGGCGTTCCTTTGGCTCTCGTCAAAGCGTTCCAGTACTTCCACGATGGCTTTTGCGGCTTCCTCGCCGACGGCCTTTTCAAGCTTTTTCCCATCATCGAACAGCAGCATGGGGGAATCCCTCCGTTGGTAAAGTCTTATATGATTCATGTAGGCTTGCCAAGGATTACCCTAGCATCAACCTGTTTGCCGTCTTCGCGGCACGGATGGCAAGACGCATATCATCAAGCGCGGATTCGAGGTTTTGCCGGGCGGTGTAGGTCGGGGCTGTCATGAGCTGGATAAGCGCGTCAACGGGCGTCTTCCCGGATGGCGATACATGCCGGAGCAGCTCGGGATACGTTCCTTGCATCACCCGGCGGAAATCTCGTTCCAGTCCATAAGCGCGGTCGCGGATCAGGACTGCAAGTTCCATCCAATCCTGTTCGAGCCGTTCAAGCTCCCTCACGCGGTCGCGGTATAGTGACGATGCGACGGGAAGCGCAGGGTACGGGATCGCGGATTCCGCCGTGGGTATGGCGTTGATGGCGCGGACTCGGACGGAAAGCAGGAACTCGCGGGCCTCGGGCATGAGCCGGGCCGGGAGCTGGCTGTATTCCGCGATGCGGAAATGGCGGTTGTGCTTCGCCCAGATTTCGGCACGGGCCTTGCCCTGCACAGCGGCGGGGTAGGTCGAGAGCTTGGCGTCTACGATGAGCTTGAGCTCGGCACGTTCCGCCGCACTGATCAGCTCGTCGTTGAGCGTCACAGGTTCGGCAACGGGCACCCTGTCGCCGTACTGCTCGATGACGTCCAGCACCCACTTGCGGAATGCCTTTGCTACCGGAGTCCGGGCGAACATGGCGAGGAGGTGGCAGCCGCGAAGTGAGAAGATGCGGGCGCGACCCTCAGCCCCGTTTTGGGGCTGTGCGGTAATTTCAACTAGTTGCGTCATGTCTGGCGTGAATTCATCGGCGTTATTTCGGTAAAGACGCGAAACTTGATTTTCGCGTCCATACCCAAGAGCTCGTGCGAGTTCTGTAGCGCGAATCCAAGGCTGATTGCCGCGAGTTATGGGGGAGAAAGTGAAATCGTTGAAGCAAAGAGAATGAGACATAACCAACTCCTACTGTTAAGAGTTGGCATCGCCGATGAATGACGATGCCGGGTGTTCATCACCGCCAGTAGGAGCGGCTCCCTGCCTTTAGCTTACGCTTGGACATATCAGGGACACCCGGCATCAGGAAGATGCAAGTATAGCAGAAAACCAAAGTCAAAAAGAGTCTTGACTTCGGCAAAAGGGCACAAAAAGAGCCATACTATCGGGTGGCGTTGTCCGCCTACTGTTGGTGTGATGAGCACCGTAGAAAAAAGACAGCACAAAACGCGAAAAATGTAAAGAGAAAAGCAGTGGCGTTGCCCGCATCTGGATGTTATTCATCTGCATTGGCGGACAACGCCACGTTGGAAAGTTTTACTTGTTATCGTATTTCAAGGCCGTAGCCCGGATTCGATCCGCAAAGGGGATAATATCTTCCAGTTTTTCGATGTCTTCCTTTGCGTCCTTATTCTCCCCATCAAACAGTCCGACCCTCCACTGTTTTCCGTTGAAATACAGGCGGCACAGAGGCTTGAGCCTGTTGTCGTCAAGAAGGATGGAGCAGTAGCTGATGCTGTCCCGCATGGCTACGCGCCCCGGATCAACGGTGCCCATCAGAAGCGATTTGACAAGGTAATACGCCTCTTTTTCTTCCTCGGTGGTGACTATACGCGAATCCTGCTCTTTTCCTTGTGGGGTATCTTCGGACTCTATCTCTACAATTTCCGGTTTCTGCTGCGTCATGGCATTTTTCAATCGGTCGTTGATGCGGTCGTTGATGAACTGGTCAAGCGCAGCGGTAAGGATTGGAGTGAAGCGATCCAGAACGTTTTGCGTGATACGCCCATCATACGTCTGTCCGATGAAAAAGCGTGCGAAATCTTCGTGGGGCGTTTCCATTTGTTCGGACATGAGGCGTTTGAACTCTCGGTTGTACTTGAGTTCGTTTGCCGCGCTCATGCAGGCATCCCGATCAAACTTGCCTTTTGCCAACTTGCGCAGTTCCGGGAGCAACATTTCATCCATATCGTCAAGGACGAACTCCATATAGGGCTTGCTGTCCATTTTGTTGGCTGTTTCAAGATCGGAATAGAACCGGTAACGGTTGCCGTCCGTCAGGATGGCAATGGGGGCTTCCGTCCCGTGGAAGTAAAGCTGTAGCTGGTTGCAGTGCTTCATGTCGAGAGACGTGCCCAAAGCCTTGCACTCCAGAAGAAGGATAGGCTTGCCGTCCACAAGAATCGCATAGTCCACGCGGGCGTCCTTATATTCGCCGATGGGGGCTGAAAATTCGGGCACGACTTCCGCAGGGTTGAAAACGTCGTATCCCAGGGCCGCGATGAAAGGCATCACCAAGGCGTTTTTCGTGGCCTCTTCGGTCTTGAGGCTATCTCCCAGATTCTTTACCTTTTTCGACAATTCAGCAATTCTTTCCGAAAAATCCATGGTCCTCTCTCCCTGTTCGGATTCAAGTTAATATATTAAGATTTATATATTTTCTTATAGGTTTTCCAAGAATACAGTCCGGAAAGGATAGTGAGGATTCCCCATAACAAGGCCCCATTCGTATTGGGCGGCGTTTGGAGGGCACAACTCAGCCACAATACGGCTAGCACTACTGTTATCAGCACTCCAATGATAAGGGCAATTTTTTTAGGGGGCGTCTGAGAACGTTCATGATGTATAAGCGGGTTTGGTTCTCCACGCTCTTGGGCCAATTGGTCATCAAAAAGGTGTGCGCGGATAACCTCCATCATGGGGCTATTCACCTTTGCCAATGCCTTATTTCCATTTTTGAACTCAATAATGACGGTAGACTCAGTCGTCTTGCCTCCAGCTACCGCACCCGCAACCGCTCCGATGCCTCCAAGCAAGACGCCGCCGACAAGTGCGCCTCCCAAAGTTCCGCCGAGCTTTTTGACCGATTCTTCATTGGCTACTTCGCAAGAGGCAATACTGGAAAGAAAAAGTTCCTTTGCTCCAAACATTTTTGAAGAGCAACGCAACTGGTTTTTATTTTTAATGTAAATATATTCTTCTTTCCCGTAGTCCCCTGCCAGAAATTTGATGTAGGTAGCCATACATCATCCCCCTTATTATAGATGAGGCTATCATGGCATAGGCCGTTCCAAAAATCCACCGCCGCCGCCCTCCGCCCCGAAAGGGGCTTTTCTTTTGCCTGCACGAACCTTGTTCACGGTGTGCCCCCACGCCGCCATGCGGCATCATCTCCAAAACACTATGGAGGTGCAGCGATGGAAAATTCTCCCTTGGCTCTTTTTGAGCATGAAAAGTTCGGTTCCCTTCGCGTGATCGAGCACAAGGGTGAGCCGTGGTTTGTGGCGCGGGATGTATGCGCCGTCCTCGGGACGGAGACGCGGGATCTGCCGGACATTCTGGAGCACGACGAGCAACGCCCTATTGTCGATATTATCCACACTCTGAATGATTCCACAGGATTGCGACGCGATAGCCGTATCATTTCAGAACCGGGCCTGTATTCCCTCATCCTGCGTTCCCGCAAGCCCGAAGCCAAGGCGTTCAAGCGGTGGGTGACGCATGAGGTCATCCCCTCCATCCGTAAGACGGGCGGCTACCTGATAGCCAAGCTGGACGATACCCCCGAAGTCATCCTTGCCCGCGCCGTGCTGGTCGCGCAGGAAACCATCAGGCGCATCGAAGCCGAGCGCGACGATGCAATCCGCACCAAGGCCGAAATCGGTTCACGCCGCGAGGCCACCGCAATGGCAACCGCCTCCGCAGCCGTACGCAAGGCTGCGGCTCTTGAGAACGAACTTGGGCGGGGCAGGGACTACAAGTCCGTGAAGGGCATCCCGTGGTTCCTTGACATCTTCGCAGATACGCCAGCCGCGTACTCCGTCGCGGGACGCAAGCTTTCCGATATGTCCCGCCGTATGGATTACGAAATCCGGGAAATCGAGGACAGCCGTTTCGGGAGCGTGAAGGCGTACCACGTCGACGTGATCGAAGCCTTCCGGCTGTCCCTGAAAAACGACCTGAACATGCTGGGCAAGTACCGCCTTCGCCGTGCCGCATAGCCGAACTTTGTTCACGGTGATTTCGTCCCGGCTCTTTTGTCATGATGACCAAAACAACGGAGGGATACAGAGATATGGCCAGACCCAAAAAGAATACCGCCCCGGAAACAACGCAGGCGACGAAGACGGATACAGTGATGGTCGCCCTGAACCGGGCGACCGGGATCACGTTCCCCATGCCCGACGGACGCAAGGTGCTCATCGAAGGCAACGCCGCCAGCCTGCGCGGAAAGGAAAAGGGCGTGCTGCCCGTGGGCGCGTTTGGGCTGACGCGGGTGAACGCCGACGATTGGGCATACATTGAAAAGACCTATGGTCCGCACATGGAAATCTTCAAGTCCGGGCTCATCTTCGCGCAGGCGCGCAAGGCCGACGCCGTGGACGAGGCCGACGAAAGGGCGGAACTGCGCAACGGGCTGGAGCCCGTGGACGTAGCCAAGGCGCAGACCGAACCGCTCCAGAGCAAGGCGGGGTTCTAAACCGTGGCTGTTGTTGTCTTTGACCCGCAGGAGTTCCGGGAGGCCTACCCGCGCTTCGTCGATCCGAAGACCGGGCAGCCTCTCCTGACCGATGCACAGCTTCGGCAGGCGTTCGACGTCGCCTGTCTGCTCTTGGACAACACAAACTCATCCCCGGTTCCCTACGACCCGGCCCACGGCGTCATGATCCGCAAGACGCTGCTGTACCTCCTCGTCTGCCATCTGGCGACGCTGGCCTTGTGGCCGATGGGGCAGGCCGGGCCGGTAGCTTCGGCGACGGAAGGAACTGTCAGCATCAGCTTCTCCGTGCCCACGGCGACGGGGAAGGCGTTCTACAACCAGACACCGTGCGGACAGACGTTTTGGCAGGCCATCCAGCCCTATGCAGTAGGCGGGCGCTACTATGCCGCCCGGTATTGGCATCCGTGGGGGTAATGGTGTCCGGAGAACTCGAAAAGCTGCTCAAGCGGTACATTACCCCCGATATCGTCGTGAAGGCCGGGGTGCTCGAAAATGCGACGCGGGGCGAAGGTGGTACTCCCGTCGCAGAGTATGCGGCGTACAACGAATACGGCGCCACCATCGAAATCCCTGAGCGGACGCAAACCTTGTACTTCAAGCGGAAGCGTGACGGCAGCGTCGGGAATCGGTTCGTGAAGAAGGGCAAAAGCGATTTTGCGCAGGATGCGACGGTCAAAGCCCACACCGTCACCATCCCCTCCCGGCCTTTCCTGCGTTCAACGCTCGATGCCAAGGCGGACGCATGGTGCGATAACCTCGCGGAAGCGTTGGAAGCCGGACGGACGCCGAAAGAGGCGATGCGGCTTGTGGGACGCCGCATGGCAGACGACATTCAAGCAACGATCAAGAGCAATATGCCCCCGGACAATGCCGAATCCACCAGGCGCCGCAAGAACGCCAAGGGCGCGGGAAAGGGGACGCTCATCGATTCCGGAAGCCTGCTCAAGTCCATCGATTACGAGGTAGTCAAAAGATGAATCTCCATGAACTTGTGCGTCCGCTTATCAGCATCGTGAACCCTTTCCAGTCGGTCGTGATTCTCGTCTCCACAGGCTTCACCATAACCGCGCAGTATGAGCAGGTCCCGGCATGGGCCCCCGCCGTGGAAGTCATGGCGCAGCCGCAGCCTGTCGCCGACAAAACGCTGCAATTCCTCGTGCAGCAGCGCCAGAACACGATCTGGCACGACTTTTATCTTTCAGGGGACTGGTCGGCCCTTGATCGTCCGGCGGAGCAGGGCGGCGATCTTCTCTACTGGGATGGCGCCGAGTGGCAGGTAGATCAAGTTCTGGAGCGCTGGAATCCCACGGCGGGCTGGACGAAAATCCGGTGCGTGAAGCTCAGGGAAACCGCGCCGCCGGAAGTCGGGGC